ATAAAGACAACGTAATAAGACTGAGTATAACAAAACTGAAATTAATTAAACTAATCTTATCTTATCAGGAGATATGGATGGGATGAGGATAGGAACACTACCAATTGAAAACATTTTTATAGGCGCCGACTTATAGTCAGAAAAAGACTGTAGGTATGGCGCTTTTTCTATGCCTGAGAGGAGGAAGGAATAAATGAAAGAATATGTAGATGGTATTTATATTAAGCTAAAGCCAAATGAGAGGGAGCTGATAAAAAGTAGGATGAAGGAGGCAGGCATAATAAATATGTCAGCTTATATTCGGAAAATGGCTATAGATGGTTATGTGATACGTCTGGACCTTAGCGAACTAAATGAGGTTACAAGACTATTTCGGATAACTTCCAACAACATCAACCAATATGCAAGGAAAGCAAATGAAACAGGCAGCATTTACATGAATGACATTAAAGATATACAGGAAGGCCAGGAGAAGCTATGTCAACTGCTAAAAGGGATTATGCAGAAACTTGCAAAAATATAGCTTTAACTGCTCCGAGCAATGCGAGGTTCTGAGGGTTTGGGGCATACTCCCCAACAAGCAAAAATGCATCCGGTATATACCGATGCCCTGCTTGCGCAAATTATACCGAATTCGAAATAACGCAACTAGTATTTATATTTTTAAGAATTAAAAAAAGAAAGGATTAAACAAATGGGAGATAAGAGTTTTAGAGAGATTTATGAAGATACGAGACTTTTTTACAGGTTACCTAAGAAGCTATTTGAGGATTCTAATTTTAAAGAAATGACATGTGAAGCAAAGATATTGTACATGCTTCTTCTTGACAGGTTGTGCCTTTCAAGAATCAATGGAGAAGATTGGCGAGATGAATACGGCTGTGTATTTATCTATTTCACTATCGAAGAGATGATGAGGCTTATGCATTTGGGAAATAAAAAGATAAATGAACTACTTAAAGAGCTGGAGCACTATGAGCTGATTCTAAGAAGACATATCGGGCTAGGGAGACCTAATAAGATTTATGTTTATGATTTGCTTCGAGCAAGTAATGTAAATTGGAAATCGTTTGCTTCTAAGGCCTCTATCAAGATCAAGGAAGATAGGAATTATCACTTAGGGGAGGAAAGTGCATGCTGAATAACAAAGTCGTGACTATGGATGAAAGTGGTGAAATGGCTGGCTTTGCAGAATTTCTTGCAGGTATTTTTGCAAAATATGCTGATGATGTAAAACTGGAAGATCTTCCTGATCCGGATGCGTTCCTGGCTCAGAAGGAAATAAAAAAGCAGTACAGAGTTTATATCAGAGAAGTGCAGAAACTGCTAAATGAAAAAGATAATAATTCCATTGAATATACTTTTGCGTGATGATATCATAACCGTAGTGGCGAATTATAACATATTCGTATATACGGAGGATGTATGACTATAAGCGAGAGAATATTCAAAATACTTAAGGAAAGAGAGATTTCACAGGCATCATTCTGCAAGATGGTTGGTCTTTCAGGAAGTACCGTCAGCGATTGGAAAACCAAAAAGACCAATCCATCCGCGGATAAGATAATGGATATCTGTAATGCTCTCGATATAACACCTGAGCAACTCCTTACCGGTAAAAACATAGATGATGACTATACCAGACATACTGATATGGAAGTTAGTTTCGAGGATAAAGAGATTCTTGTTGAATACCATGAGCTTGGAGAGGAACAGCAAAAAAGGCTTCAGGCATATTTGAAGACTCTTAAAAAGCTAGAGGATTTGGAGAACATCTGAACTTGATGTCGAATTTTTCGACTTCAAGCGCATTGACAATGTCGAGCCTTCAAGGTGCAAAAAAATCACCTTGAATAATATAAAAACACCAATATTCGCAGGCTTGGGATTGGTCGTGTGTTGAGACGTTTAGAGTGAAAAAAATATATGTTTTTGCGGACGATTTTTTCGACCGCAAATTGTGAAAGGACAATTATGGCTCAAAAGACGAAAAACGAACTGAGAAATGCTGAACTGGAAAAATCAGAGATAGCTGTGATAGAGGTTACTGAGCAATACTTAAGGGAGCGACTGTATGATATTAGAGGGCGCAAGGTGATGCTGGATGCTGATTTGGCTGAGATATATGGATATAGTAATAAACGATTCAATGAGCAGGTGCGTAATAATATAGTTAAGTTTGATTCGGATTTTATGTTTGAACTTACTGAAGGAGAAACGGAAGATTTGCGGACGAAATTTCCGACCGCAAATATCAGTGCAAAGAGCAGATATAATCCTCATGTCTTTACAGAGCAAGGGTTGTATATGCTTATGACAGTTTTGAAGGGTGAACTTGCAACGAAGCAAAGCAAGGCTCTTGTGCGTACTTTTAAAATTATGAAGGATTGCATTATTAGTAATCAAGGACTTATCGGCCAACGCGAAGTTATGCAGCTTTCAATGCAGACTTCGGAGAACACTTTTGAAATCAAGAAGCTCCGCATGGATCTCGGATCTGTTGAGAAGCAGATGTCTGATGTTATGGATCAGCTTGGTGAGGTTGTGACGAAATCAGATCTGGCAGACATGATGAACAGCTTTGTAAATGATGAAGATAATGGCTGGCTCATGTTTAATACAAAGTATTCCAGTGCTGATGTTGCCTATTATTCTATCTATGGTCAGGCAAAGAAAACGATATATCTTGTGGATAACTATATTGGGCTTCGCACACTGGTATTACTGAAGAATGCTGTGCCTGGTGTTGATATCAAGGTTTTCAGTGATAATGTGGGTGTAAATAAGTTGCACAACATCGAATTTAAGGATTTTTGCAAGGAATACCCGGGACTAAAGATTTCTCTTCAAAAGACAGGAGGCATCTTTCATGACAGGTTTATAGTACTGGACTATGGGACCAAGGATGAAAGAGTATTCCTTTGTGGAGCCTCTTCTAAAGATGCAGGAGCAAGAATAACGAGTATAGTCGAAGATTTTGGAATTCAGAAATATAAACCGGTTGTGCAGTCTTTATTGGGGAATCCGGCGCTTAAGCTTCCGTGATAGGTAAGGTGAGTTAATGAAGAAAAAAGATAAGATTAAAGTATATCTCTACACTCGTGTATCCACCGCCATTCAGGTAGATGGCTATTCTCTTGATGCGCAAAAGGCTAAGATGAAAGCCTTTTGCGAGTATAACGACTATGAGATTGCCGGTGAATATGAGGATGCAGGTATTTCAGGAAAATCTATAGAGAACAGAATAGCGTTTAATCGTATGATGGATGATATCAAAACTGGCAAAGATAATGTCGCTTTTGTTCTTGTATTTAAGCTTTCACGCTTCGGAAGGAATGCGGCTGATACTCTTAGCTCATTACAAACAATGCAGGATTATGACGTTAATCTGATATGTGTAGAAGATGGAATCGATTCCTCAAAGGATGCAGGCAAGCTCATGATATCGGTTCTTTCTGCTGTGGCAGAGATTGAACGTGAGAACATTCGTGTTCAGACCATGGAAGGCCGTATGCAGAAGGCCCGTGAGGGTAAATGGAATGGCGGCTTTGCACCATATGGCTATAAGCTTGTGGATGGTGCTCTTGTGATCAATGAGGAAGAAGCTGTTGCTATTAGAACTATTTTTGATCTTAACGTGAATCATGGAATGGGTGCTTCAGGAATCGCCAGGTATCTGGACAATCATGGCATCAGCAAGATGCCAAGACAGAATGGGAAAAGTCCGCTATTTAATGCTGCACTGATTAAGAGAATAATCAAGAATCCTGTTTATTGCGGAAAGATAGCTTATGGCAGAAGAAGGATGGAAAAAGTTCATGGTACGAGAAATGAGTATCATCTGGTAAACCATGATGACTATATCCTTGTTGACGGCAAGCATGAGGCACTTGTAACTGATGAAGTATGGGAGCAGGCGCAGATCATTCGTGAAGGAAATGCAGAGAAATACAAGCGCCATAACCGCGTGGAGGATGAAACAATACATCTTCTTTCCGGTATAGTAAAATGCCCTATATGTGGTGCCGGTATGTATGCTAATAAATGTACTAAACGTAAAAACGACGGTTCTTTTTACAAGCATTTTTATTACTATGGATGCAAGCATCGGCGTAAAGACCGCGGATATAAGTGTGATTACAAGAAGCAGGTTAATGAGGAAAACCTTGATAGTGCAGTTTTAGAGATTATATCCGAAATGGTTCAGAACAAGAAAGTTGCGTCAAATTTGAAAAAGCTTATTAACACAAAAGTTGATGTATCGGAGCTGGATAAGGAAATCGAGACGCTAGGTAAGAAGCTCAGACAATGCAATAGTAAGAGAGATGTCATTTTAAATGACATTGATAATCTTGATTTTGATGATAAGCATTACACCAGAAGAAAAGCTGACCTGGAGAACAGTCTTTACAAGATTTATGATAAGATTGAAGAACTCGAAAATCTTATCATGGATGCAAGAGCCAAAAGAAAGACCGTTATTGCTGATAAAATGTCTGTAGATAATGTTTATAAGGCTATCATCTATATTGATAAGTATATTGATAAGATGGATCAGCAGGAAAGAAGAGACTTTATAGAACAGATTATCAGTGAGGTTAACATTTATGAGGACAAGACACCGGAAGGGCAATGGATAAAATCGGTTAAGTTCAGGCTTCCTCTTATCACGGAGGACATATCTATTGGTTTGGACAAAGATGATCATGTTGAGACGGTAGTATTGCTCACAAGAGTGAACTAATAGAAATCCTTGAATTTACGCACTTTTTCGAGCATTTCACGTTTGATAAGACTGATTATTCTGAGCGTGGAAAGCACATGAAAAAGTATATTCGGGTAG